GTTGTCGGGGTTGCGGTATTCCTTCACGCCGCCAGAGAACGCCCGCGCGGCTCGGGCTATCGTCTCCGCCCTGGAGCGCTCATCCTCCGCCGCCTTCTGACGGTTTCGCATCTCCGCGAACCCCGAAAGCGCATCGCCGATTGCGCTCAAGCCTTGTCCGAGGCCGTTCCCGCGTCCGCCGCCACCGCCAGCGCCGGAAGCCGGGATGATGCGCGGACCGCCCCCCGCAGCGCCGGACGCCAGGATGCGCTGGAACTCCTCGTCGCGGTTACGACGCAGAGCGAGCGGGGGGGTAAAGCCGAGGTTCTGAACAGCCATGTCAGGCGGCCTCCAAGACCGAGTCCATCAGCGCCCGCATCCGGGCCTTCTCCTCCGGGCGATGCCGGATGTGTTCGGCGTAGTCCTCGCCAAACACCGCGTAGAGCGTCAGGATATTGTCGTTGGCGCGGTCGAGAAGGATGTCGCGGAACCGCAGCCAGCGCGGGTCGTCCACGCCGTAGACCTCGCGGGCAACCCAGCAGACGGCCGCCGCCGGGCCTGCAAATTGCGCGATGCCGCCAAGCAACCCACCAACTCCACCCAGCAAACTACCAACATTGGTCCCGCCGCCGCTTGGCCCACGCTGGATGCTCCCCATCGGGGTCTGGCCCAACGCAGACTGACGCAGCGCCATCATTCGCAGCGGGTGGTTCTGCTGGTCGATGAAGTCCTGCTCGGCAAGGTCGAGGTTGGCCTGGTCCATGCCCTGCTGCATCCCGCCGGCATTCATCATTGCTTGCGCGCCGGAGAAGCCGAGGTTCTGGGCGAGCTGCGCGTTCTGCGCCATCCCCTGAGCCGCCGACAGCCGCGTGGATTGGTTGCCCTGGTCCGCCGACAGGAACCGGTTGGCATCGCCCTGACCGGCGCCGACGGCGGTGTTGAAGCCCGCTTGCCGAACCTGGCCAACGGTGCTCCCGAGACGGTCGAAGAACTCCCGCCCCATCTCACCCTCGGCAATGCCGTGGCGAGATCCACCATAGGCGCCGTTCCCAGCCGCGCGCGCGCCAAGCGCCCCGAGGCCGATGTTCAGACCCCGGCCCATGTCGCCGATGAGGTTGTTGACCACCGTGCTCTCGTGCGGGTTCGTATAGTCGGAGATGAACTCAGAACCCTGCCGCGCGGTCACGTCAGCCGAACCATCCGCCAGCGATTGAAACGCCGCGTTGGACTGGCCAAGCATCGGCTGGTAGGCGTTGGCAGCATCTCGCACCATGCCGAATCCGGCGTTCTGGTCATCCGAGAAACCCGCGATGCGCTGCCCGCCGTATTGAACATACGGCTGGTTTGCCAGCGTGCCCGCAAGCGTCAGGTTCTCGTTCGCGAACTGCTTGTAAGTCTCCGGGATATCCGAAGTGACCGTCTGGCTTCCGCCACCGCCGCTAGGCATCGCTGATCTCCTTCATAAACTCAGACGCCCCAACCCTATAACCGAGCGCGCGCCCCCAACCCCTGCGGCCCGCCGCTATCGCGTAACGGCAGCCCAGATCCTTCGCCCAAGATTCCGCGACGGGCAGAATTTCCAGAATGTCCCGGAGCCGCCCCGCCGCCGCGACCGATCGCACGACCCGCGCTTGCGGGAACGCGACAACCTCCGTCACCAGCACGGATTGGCCTATGCACCAGAGCTGCATGTCCCCACGCTCGCAAGCGTCGAGGATGTCGTCTGCCGTGTAGAGCGGCACATGCCGGGCTAGAGCCCTCTCGATGATGGGCTTGGCCCGGGCGCGGGTTTCAGGCGTCACCGACGCTCCCCGCCAGGTTTCACGTTGAATGTCGGGCGCCCGAACCGCCCCTTCGCTGGAGCCGAGTTCCCCTCAATGCGATAGGATATCTGCCGCCCCTTCGCCCGGAAGGCCAGCGATTGCGTCGCCGAATTGAACGTCCCCACCGTGGTCGTGGTCTCGGTGCCGTTGGCCCAGAACCGCGACTTCATGATGAGCGTGCATCCGCCAACGAGGTCGCGAGTATCCGGCATGAACCGGTCGATCATGTAGACCCTGTCGCCGTCTTCAATATCCACGGGCGCCGTCTCAAAGTGCCAAGAGATAGCGTCGCCGTTGTCCGTGCCCGTTGGGCGCTCGTAAAACTGGACCGTGCCGTCCGCGTCGACCGCGATCGGGAACCCACTATCCGCGAGGTCTCCCCACGCGGTGATGGTGAAGGTTCCGATGTACCAAAGATTGTCGCGGTAGTTGTAAACGACATAAGCCGCGTTCTCATTCGTCTCCGCTGACGGATAGAACCACCAGACCTCGTTCCACCGACTGTTGTGTCCGGCGAAAATCAGGTCTTCCTGCACGGCCGCCAGATTGTCGAACAGGTAGTCGCGAACCGGGCACGGGATCATCTGGGGCGCGCCGCCGTTCCAGATGAAGAACCGCTGCGACGACGAGAGCCATATCACCGCCCCGACGTCAGCCACTCGCGTCATCGCGTTCGGCCCGATCAACCCGCAGCCGGTCCCTAGCAGGCTGTCACCAAACACCAGCGTCGTGTCCTGGAGGTACTGGAGCCCATAGAGCGCGGTGTCTGTCCAGATCAGCGAGATTTGCGGCATCGCCAGGCCCCGCACGATGCGCGTGCCTTCCGCCAGCCGCTTATCGCCCGCCGTATTCGTCGCCGCCGGGGTCCAGTCGTTTGTCGTAAAGCCCCCCTCTTGCGTGGCGAAGGCATACCGCATGGTGTCGAAAGTCGATGTGGCGGCGTCCTCGGTTCCGAGCGTCACGATGAACCGTTCCGGCGTCACCATGTGAGAGAGGTTCTTCGCCGGGGCGTCGGTCGCCGCCACCGCCGCCGCGCTTTGCGAGAGGTTGTTCTGCCAGCGGTACAGCGGGGATTCTCGATAGTTCGCGAGAAGGTTTTGACCGAAGTTCGAGAAATGCCACACCCGCGCGCGCAGATCGCTCCCAGTCGATGGAAGGGAGTACAAGCCACTCGAATATGTGCCGGTCGAGTATCCCGCCGTGCGCGTCGTGTTCTCCAGGCCGATGTTCAATTCGTACCACCAGCTTGTGGTGCCCCCGCCCCCCGTCACGGTCGAGGTTGCCGCCGAACGAGCCTCCACGGTATACGAGTTCGCGTCTACGTAAGTCGCCTCAAACCCATGAAAGTAGACATAAGTCGGAGTGCCGCCGCCGGTCGCGGTTGAGGTCGCCGACGTCGCCACCTGGATCTGGAAAGCATCGTCGGACAGCACATAAACCCGGTGCGTCTTGTTGATGCTCGCAGCGGCGACGCCCCCCGTCGCGGACGCGGACGCCAGCGTCACGTACTCCCCACTCGTCAGCCCGTGCGAGGTGTGCGTGACGATGATGAAGTCGCTGTTCTCGATGGTCTGGATTGGGTTAGACGAATACGTCCCCGCCGCGCCGAAGGTCACGCCCCCGACCGCATCCGCCTTGAGATAGACCGTATCCCCGCTGATCACGCCGTGCGCCGTGTGGTTCACCGTGACCGTGGCGTCGGTGTCTACGGTGTCGAACGGATCGCTCAGGGTGCCCGATGTTACGGAATCGTCTCGAACCGGCGTGATATCCCAGAGCAGCCCCCCCGTGTAGATGTAGAGCTTCTTGTGGGTTCCGATAGCGACGACCTTCTGTCCGTCGAGGTCTTCCCATACGTGAAGCGCCCGCGCCTTCCCCGAAACTGTGTCCTGTGTGGCCTTCTCCCACCCGCCGATGATTTCCGGCAGGATGTCTTTGAGGATCAGCCGAAGGCGGACCTTGTCCGTGGACAGGTACGCTCCTTCCGCAGCGAGGCCAGGGTCGTCACGAACGACGCCGGACGCCATCCGGGGCGAGAAAAAGGTCATTTCCGCGCTCCTATGGGGTTGGCCACCCGCCAACATCGTCGATCGCGCCGGTCTCAGCGTTGATCAGGTCAAGAGCGGCATGGTCCGCCGCATCGTCGATCGCGTCATACAAGGCGCGCTCGCGCTCCACGGCCAATTTGTATTGGGCTCGACCGGCCACTAGGATCGCGTCGACAGTGTCCGTGTCCGGGAGGTCGATGGCATCGCCCCGCGATGTGACGGCGCTTACAGGAACGACCGCCTTGGCCTGTTCCAACCGCGTAAAGCCTTCCGCTGTGATATCGATCGTTTTCCCCGAGACCACCTTTCCTGCGGCGATGACCCTGCGGAACCGCTCAGAAACCCTCGCCTTTATCACCGTTTTCCGTTCGGCCAATGACACCGCGATCTCTTCGGCGGTCATCGACCTCTTGGGCCGCGTGTATTGCCACTCGTCGCCAACCAAAGAGCCAGCGGCGTAATCAGTCGGCCCATCCCAGACTTCATCAGGCGCGAGAACCGTGATGCACTTGGGCATCGCCAGCGAATGAGAGGACAGCACAGGCCAAGTCAGCGAATTGGGCAGGCTGGTGTTCGGCAGCACGCTACCGACCGTGCCAGCGGCGGCAAACGTGCCGCTGATGTGCCGGATGGCCGGCGTATCCAGAGTAATGATCACATTCACCTCCTACGCCCAAACGTCATACCCAGCGGGCAAAGAATAAATAGGATTTTGTGCAATCGTTGCTGATGCAGTGCCCGACATTGACGCAAACAAAAACACATTGGCCGAAACCCCGGTAAACGTAGGTGATCCGCTATCAAACCAAGAGCCGTTTCGTCCAAAGTATAGATCACCATTAATGCTGTCGAACGCGATCATGAAAATATCGCCATTAGTAATTGGCCCGCCAGTAAAAGAGGAAAAAATGTCGTTATTTACTTTATCTCCGCCATATTGAACACCCCAGCCTATTGAAGAACTTCCGAGATAACCTGATGATAAAGAAACGCCCGATGTTCCAACTCCAAATATATTATTAGCGATTGATGTTCCAATAGTAATCTCGGCATACAACTTATTGGTTCCGTTCGTCGACTTTACCGATCGTGTCCCCTTGTACGTCCCCGCCGCATTAGAAATAGAGGCGACTCGATTACCGCTTGAAAGCGTGATGTTCCCGTCAGTGTCAGCGGGGTTCCAAATGGTCTGGCCCGGCACAAACCCTTGTCCCAGACCAACCAGCTTTGACGAACCTACCGGCATTATTGGAAGTCCTGTCCAGAAGCGTATCCCAACCACGTCGTCCCGCCGTCCGTGGTCTCAAAGAACAGAACGTCTTTGCCGGTCGTCGCCGTGGATGTCAGCGTCGGCGCGCTTCCGCTCGGCCAATCCACGGAAGCCGGCCATGTCGCGGAACGGCTCCCGGTGCCGTCCTGGATGAGTTCGAGCCGAAAAGCTCCGTACGATCCAGTCGCGGGCGGGTTACTGAATGTGAATGTGCAGTTCCCCGTCAAAGTGATCTTGAATACATTTCCACTTTCAAGATTGCAGGTGTAAGTCGTCGTCGAGTTCGCGGTTACGACTGTTTCGGACACGTCCTGAAACTTGGGCCGTTGGATAAGCTGGTCCGCTGCCGACACCGTCCCAGACAGCGTTACCGCGTCAAGGGTGATGGTGTTTCCGTTCATGTCGACATTGCCGAACATGAGCGCGAACAGATTAGCGAGAGTAACAGCCCGAAGCGCGCCTGCGCTAGCGTCGTAGATCAACACCTTGTCGCCGGCTGCCGTGGTCGTCCCCGCTGTGGTCCCATTGATGTCCACTGCAAGGGTAAGCGTCTCGTCAGCGCCGTCGTTGTCCTCCGTCTCCGACAGCCCTTCCCCGGCTACGATCGCGTCTACCAGATATTTCGCCGTTGTGTCGTTCGCGGAGATCAAGACCGCACCAGATGACGCGGGAACGCCCGCCGATGCAATGGCTGTGTTCATTTGCGATACATTGACCGCATCCGTGGACGCCGTGCCCGTCGCGAGGCTCGTGATCTTCTGGGAGTTCATCGAGACCGACGATGTCGGTGCCGATATCTGGTCGAGACGCGGCGTCACAGCGAAACAATCCGTGCCATCCGACAGAACGACCGTCATCAAACCCGCGCCGCACGAGGCCGTCGTCGCGGACCCCGAGCACGTCAGGGTGACGGCATAGGTTGAGCCCGCGTTGTAAACGAGGTAGACGCCCTCGATGCTCGGCACCGTGATCGTCGGCGCGGCCGACAGCCCGCCGTCGGTCAGTATGAAGCCGATGTTCCGCGCTTGGTTGTCCGCCTTCGCCGTCGTGGTCAGCGTGACGTTTCCGGTGAGCGAGACCGTCTCGACACCGCTGCACAGCTTCTCCAGCAGGCTCAACGCGTTGTTCAGCCCGTTCGCGGAGTCGATACCCCAAGCGTTCAGGCTATCGCCCAACCCCTGGAGCGGGATGCCGTTGTTGGTCGTCGTTACGGTCATGATGCTATCGCCCGATCTGTCACGCGCCGCCAATTCGTCCCGTCGCTAAAACAAGGGATGGCGCCGCCTGTTTCGTCGCTTACGTAGATCCATTGGCCCGCCGGGGCCGCGCTCGGGAGCGTCCCCACCGTCGCGATCCGCATCCGGTAAACCTGCTCCTGGCGGACGGACGTTGCCTCGATCTGGGCCAGGCGCGGCTGGATTACCCGAATGAACTGAAAAGCCCACTGCGCCCACGTCTGGCGTGATGGCATCGGCGACGGCAGGTTCATACGATCATCACATCAAGCTGAGTTTTTAGGGGGGCACCGGAGTAGACCGCCCGCGCGCTTTCACCCTTCAACGCGGCGATGGCGCGGTCGTAGAGGCCAAGCCAGACCTGCAACCGCCCGTCGTCCTCGAGGTACGGGGCGGAGTGGACCAGCGAGCCGTAGAGGTAGATGTCCGGGTAGTTCGTCAGGAGCCAGTTCGTGTCGGTGTCGTCAGACAGCGCCGTCAGCCCCGCGTTGTAGAAAAGCGTGATGCTGTAAGCCGCATCGCTCGGGGGGCGGAGGTACATCGTCGAGCCGAGGATGGCGTAAGCCGCCGGCCGCGCCGTCGCGGTCGACGGGTACTCGTTGAACAGGTCACGAATGGTTTTGTTCTCCAGCGTGACCTTGGGTGACGATTCCAGAATGACCGCTTCCGCTGACACATAGTCGCTCGGGAGCGCGACGCTTTCCCCGCTTGCCGCAAGCGACAGGGTGTCCGTCGTCTGCTGGAGCCGGTGCGTCGTGTCCCGCTGAAAATTGACCTCGAACAGCCGCACGAAGTCCGGCACCTTGGCGACGAACGCCGTGTCGCCGGTCCGCGTCAGTTCCGCCGCGATCGACGTCTTGAGTTCGCCGAAGTTAGACAGCGCCATCGCGGATCTCCTTGAGGATCGCGCCTAGATCCCACGGCTCGCGGCAGATAGTCAGGCTGCGATACCAAGGATGCGTCCGGCCTTCGACGCCATATCGCCAATGGTGGTAGTCGTCGGGCAACAAAACCCACGTGGGCGTCCCGAGAGCGCCCGCCAGGTTCACGACGGACGTCGGGACACTCACGACGGCGTCGAGTTCGGCGACCAGCGCCGCCGTGTCGTCGTAGTCCTGCGACTGCGTGAGCCAGGGCCAGTGATGAATGCCGGGAACGACCGGCGGAAGGTTATATTGAAGCGATACGAGCGTGACATCGGCGGGGTCTTTGAAAGGCGAAACCCCCAGGCCCTCCAGTAGCCACTCAGCATCAACCTGTCGCTCAAAGCCTCCCGATTTGAACCGCCCCCCAGTCCAGGCAACGCCTATCTTCAAGCTGGGCAACTCGTCCAACATCGCCCGCACGGCCTTTCGGCGATCCGGGCATGCCTTGAGATACGGCGTTCCAGGGCAGTCGTCGGGCGACCGCCGGAAATGTCCCGGCAGGCTGCTAATGGCGACCTTGTGCGTCGGACGAAACTTGCTCGACCACGCATCGTTCGGCTGCGATCGGGTCGGGTGAACGCGCGCCCACGGGAAGGACCGCTGGAACAGCCCCCGAAGTCGCGGCGTCGTCTCGATGGCCACGTCCGGCCCGAAGTTCTCGAGGTCCGGCAGACACGCGGCGTAAAACACCTCGTCGCCGATGCCTTGCTCGCCATAAACGACCAGCCGATTGGGTTTACCGTCACGCATCCCGTCGTTGCCGAAAGAAAAAATCATCTCCTCCGCATCGGCAGCCGGCGGGACATCCCAATATTCCGCGCGCCCGTAGAACCGCTCAACCCGATCTGCATCGCCGATTTGAAGGTCGACCATCGGCCACGCCTCGCGCCACTGCCCAAGCGCGAGATAGGCCAGCCCTAAATTCGTGAAGGCGGCTTTCTCGTCCGCGTTGATCTCGATCGCCTTCCGAAAGAGCGGGACGGCCTTGTCTAGCGCGCCCATGCGGAGGAACGACGTCGCGGCATTGCAGAGAGCCCAGTAATAGTCCGGCTCCCGCTCCAGCGCGGTCTGGTACGCCGCCAGCGCGTTCGCGTGATCGCCCCACTCATCGAAGCATCGGCCCAGCCCGGTCCACCCGGCGGCTTTCTCGGGAACGGTTTGGGCCACCCGATGAAAGAGCTGGTACGCCAGGCCGGGATCGCCGCCGTCAAACAGCGTCGACCCCATGACGTACAGCGCCTCCGGGTTTTCTGGAGCTTCGTTTAGCGCCGCCTTGAGCGTCAGCAGCGCGTCATCCATCCGGCCCGCCTCGATGTGCGAGCGGGCAGCGGCTAGACGTTCCAATGCGCCCCCCGCAGCTTCTGCCACTCGTTGTCGTTCAGCAGGCGCTTGACCGCAGGCCAGTGGTCGCGGTTATAGACGTCGACGCCCTTCTCCAGTTTCCACTTCAGGATGATGCTCGCGGGGATCGAACCGACGTAGCGCATGTCCTTCGACGGGGTCCAGCCTCCCGTACCGTCGGTCGCGCGGCGTTGGTTCGCCTCCAGAATCGGAGCCACATCCTGCTCGGTGTGGATCACGAACTTGCCCGGACCGGTGTACTCAAAGGTTTCCTTGAGGCCCGTTTCCGGGTCGAAGTCGAGAAGTCGTTTCACTGCCTTGCAACCTCCACGTGGTTAGTATCGACCCACCATCGGCGACCCTGCGTGTCCTCGACGTTGATCCACCATCCAACGAGCCCAAGAAGCTCTTTCACGAAGTGACCGTGGCCAAATCGGGTGGCGTCAAAATCGAACTCAACCCCCGCCAGGGTGGGGTCTTCCCTCGTCACGCGGAGGCGGGCGCCCCAATCAGACCCCCACGGCGTAAGCCGCTCGAAAATTTTGCGGCGCTGCTCATCAAGCCAGTATGGAATGGATACAGTGGCCCTCCGGTCACCCCCGGTTCTCCGGGCCGGCGCCACGTAGGGGAACAGCACGAGAGAGTCCTGCTGCGCCGCCTGACGAGCTTTCCAGCCCGCTCGCCACTTGCGCGCATTCCTCGTTTCGCGCGCTCGGGACCATCGTTTGGCCTCTGCCTCCCACTGGCCAAAATCTGTTTTGCGCTGGCGGTTCTGCTTTAGCGAGTAGCCCCCGCGTTCAAGGCCATCTCGCCAGACGGCATCTATCGCCATGACCGCCGCATCTCGGGGCAGCGAGTCGTAAACGTCGTCATCGAAATCAACGGCAACGCCGCCGATCCCTTCTTCAAGATCTAGGTAGCCGAAGTACATTCCGCCCCCGAAAGAGGAACGGGGCGCCCGAAGACGCCCCGCCCATCATCACGCGACCACGAGGTCCGCGATCTTGCCCGAGGCCTTCTCGTTGAGGGCCTTGAGCGTGTACTCGCCCACGATGTGCCACTTCTCGGAGTCGCCGGTCTTCGCCAGCTTTTCCTTGAAGAACGGACGCAGCGCGGAGACCTCCCAGTAGTCCCAGTCGATCACAGCCGCCGTGCGGCCGCGCATGAACCGGTTCGGGACGATCGCGAGCTGACCGAAGTCCGAGACGTAGACATCGGCAGCGCCGATGATTTCCGCCTGACCGATCTTCGGCGCCGTATCGCGGTACAGAGTCGCGATACCGGAGAACCCGGACGCGATCTGCTTGTTGTACTTGCCGACCATGAGAGTCGTCGGATCACCGCCCTCGTCCCAGACACTCGCCAGCACCGTCTTGAGGAGAGCCTCGGTGAAGGTGCGGACGGTCGTGCCGTCGGTCAGGTCGGTCGTCGGAGCGCCGGACGTCGTCACGGGCGTCGTGCCGTCCGTGTAGTTGTCCTTGTTGGTGGCGATCCAACGCTCGATGCCGGCCATCTGACGGGCCGTGGCGGAAGAACCCGCGACGGCAACCGTGTTCTGGCACAGAGCGTATTCGAGGTCGCGTTTCAGCTCCTTGCCGCGCTTGGCAAGCTGATACGCGAGTTCCGACTCGCGGCCGGCCTTGTCGACGGCCTCGGTCGTGCCCGACACCTGGACGGTCTTCTTCAGGATCTGGGTGTAGTTGCCCAGCCGAAGCGTCGCGGTGATAGTGTTCGGGGACGAGTCGTCACCGTCGAGGTTGGCGTTGGCAGCCGCCGCCGCGAGCGCATCGGTCTGCCACTCGGCATACGTGCGATCGGCGCCGCCCTTCTTCGCGTTTGAGGCGAATGGGGTCTCGACGGGACTGATATCGAAGATGATATCTTCGAGGTCTTCGCGATCACCGACGATATCGAATTCGGTAGTCGTACCAGCGGGAACAGCCATGGGTTTCTCCTCTCATGGGCTGTCCGCCTAGGGTCAGGTGCGGCGTCCGCGCGCCATCAACAGCTTGGCGGCGTCGTCGACAGACCCGGATCGGCGGAGGTTCTTGTGAAGTCTCGCCATCCGGGGACCGGGGCCTTTCTGCGGGGGTGCCGAGGCCTCGGACTTCACCGGCTTCGGTGGAGCCTTCGAGACCTTTTTCTTCGCAGCCGAGACCTTCTCCGCCGTCTTCTTCTGCGACGCCCGATATCGCGCGGCATCCAGAGCCACCAGAAGAGCCCGGTGGTCGATGATGCCGTTCAGCTCTTCCGGCCTGAACCTGTAGTGGGCTATCAGCGCGGACGAAATCTGATCACGATCGGCAGCCGCAACCTTCGGATCACGCCATTCCGGGAGTGCTCGAAGGAGCCGAGCCTGTTCCGCCGCGAGCGTCTGACGCTGCGCTTCCGCAGTCTGGCGCTGGCGGTTGGCGAGGAATTCATTCCTCTTGGCCTGTTCCTTCTCCCACGCACGCATGCGCTCCCAAGACCCGATGGGGTCGCTGGGGTCGTCCTCTGGTTTCGGTGGAGAGAACTCGGCCAGAAATTCGGCTTCCGCGCGGACCCGCGATTCCCATTCCTGGCGTTGGCTCTGAAGCGCGCGACGCTCTTCCGCGATGGATTGCGTCTTGCGCGTGTAGTCCTCCATCCGAAGGTAGCCGTCCGCGTACTCTTGCGGGGTTACTCGAACCGTGGAGCCGTCGGGGTGGACAAACTCAAGAAGTTCGTCTTCCTCGGGCTCGTTATCGGCTGAGTCCTCGCTCGTTGTAGCGGCGTATTCTTCGTCGTCGGACTCGGGGGCGTCTTCACCCCCTGCCTCAGAACCATCAGCCTCATCGGCCTCCGGCTGCTCTTCGGCTTCGTCATCCAGGTCGTGGTTGTCCGGCTCCTCGCGCGGTTCCACGGCCTTTTTGACGGGCGCATCCTCGGAGGATGCTGTCTCGCCGCCGCCCCGAACATGGGCCAGCATGCGAGATTCGATCGACGCACTAGCGTTGCCGCCAGCGCCTTCGGCGATTGCCATGTCTACCTCTTTTTGTTGGAACGCCCTGCGGCGCTACTCCAGACGGGCGATGCCCGTATTCCCGAGGCGGGAATCTCAGTCGATGTCGAGAGGAACGCTTTTTGCGGCGACTTCCCCGTTCAGTACGACAAGCCCTAGAGCGTCGCGGACATCGGCGATGACTTCAATCTTCTGAAGCGCCCGGAGTTTGGCGGCGTCGGTGTCCGCCTTGGTCGCTTCCATGATGTATTGCTCGCGCTGGTATTCCCACGCGCGCTTGAATATGTCGCTGTTGACGATGCGCTTGGCCTCGTCGGCTCGAGCCATCGCCTCCCGGCGGTTGCGTTCGTCGTCGTTCACCTGCCGCCGTCTCCCGATCCTTGCGACGCGCTCTGGCGGTTGACCCAGTCCATGACCTTCTGAGCATCACTCATGCTGGCGGGCTGGCCCAAATCGACACCGAGAATGCGCTGAGCCTGCGGGAACGATTCGCCCCGCTGGTAGAGGCCGTGCGTGCCACCCAGAATGTTCTGCGCCATCTGAGCGCGGACGGCCTGTTGGCCTCCAAGCGCGGTCGGGTCCGCCCCCATTTCGCGGGAGAGGAACATCCGGGCCAGGTCGCCGGTCGTCATGTCGCCGAACATATTAGGGGCCGTGGTCCCGGCCTCCGGGTTCGGCGTGGCGCTGTAGACACCGCTCGGGTTCACCGGGGTCACCATGGTCGGCATCGGCGCCTGCGGATTCATCGGTGCCTGCGGGATGCCCATGTCCGTCGCGGTCATGGGACTGCCGAGCAGCCCGCCGTTCGGACTGAAACTGCCCTGCGCCCGCAGGCCGTACTGCGTCAGGTCGCCTTGCGCCGGGCGCACTTGGTAGCCGTTGAGAAGGCCGCCCGCGAAGTCCTGGATCATGTCGTCGGCTTGCGAGTCAGACAGCAACCCGCGCGCGATCTGCGGCTTATAGACGGGGAGCGACGGGTCCATGTACGGACCCATCGGGTACAGGTCCGCGCCGGGGATCGACGCGACGGGTTGCTGCTGGTTCATGCTGGCCTCACATGTTGCGGGTGGTCAGCTTGGCGCCGACGTTCACCGGCTTGTCGAATTCGGCCACGACGCCCATCGGGCCGCGTCCGGTCTGCTTCTCGGCACCGGGGCCGCCCTTGTGGCCAGCCGCCTTGCCGTACTTGCCGCCGGCGATAGACCCGGCCTTCTTGCTCATACCCTTCATGGCGTCGTTCTCCTCGTGCCAGGGTTACGCGGCTGTCACGGCGCCGCCCCGCTTGGCCGTCAACCGACCTGAAAAACACTGTCGCCGATCTGCACGACCGGAACCTCGACGCCCCACGCCTGGTAGAACCCGATCACGTCGTCTATCGAGGTCTGGACCTTCTCCGCGAAGTACGGGTCCATCGACACCTCGGGGCGGTCAAGGCGGATATCAGGCCAAGCGGTCCACATGCCGGCATCCATCAGCCGAGACGCGATCCGCTCGTGAGCCTTGCCATCCGAGGTCACCGTTGGCGCCGTCGCTCGGTCAACCGCGCCCACCGGGTCGTGCGTGGCCGCGTAGGGCGCCTGGTTCGTCACGAATATCTTGTCTTCGGGCAGACCGGTCAGCAGCGAGACCGACGGCACCCCGAGATGCGCGGCTTCAATCGCCGTCGTGCATCCCGTGTGGACGACGCAGTCAGCGCCCTTCAGCCACGAAATGTGGTTCCCCTCGGTCACGACCTCGACGTTCGGCATGCCCGCGCAGTAGTCGCGCCATCGGTCAGCGTTCTCGCCAGGGTGGGGCCGGAGCACGATTGGCCATTCGTGAGCGTCTAGGAATGCCCGGATCGCCCGGACCCGCGCGTCTTCGTGCGCCATGTGGGCCATGAACTGCTCCCGCGTCGGGAAGCATCCGATGGACTCGCACATCGCGTGGTACGCCTGCGCTCCGCCCTTGTGGTTGATACCCGCCGTGTTCGTATTGACCAGCGTGTATCCCGTGCGCGGCGGAGCGGCGAATATCTCAGGGCGCGTCAGCAGGTCGAGGCGCGGGTTCCCGACGATCACGCTGGCTGGGTAGACACGCGCAGCGGCTTCAGACGCGCAGAACGACACGCTTGATGGAAAGCCCGGCGCGACCTCGTTTCGCATATGCGCGGCGTCGGCAACGTTCAGCCCCTCCTCGTCGATGACTGCGACCGTGTGGTCCGCCCGGATGGCGTCGACAGCCTTGGGGAACATCGCGGCGTTGGCGCCCTTGAACACCATCGCGCCCATGAGCAGTTCGTGCATGTTCGCCCAGATGACGCGCTGGGAGCCGACGATGCAGCGCCCGCCCTGCTTGTGGATCGCGAGCGCGATTAGGAGCCGCGACCAGAGTTCCCGGTCCCGGTTCTCGACGAGTAGGTAAATCACAAACCACCGACCTTGTTGATCTGGGGCGAGAAAGGGGCTACATAGAGATCACGGGTGATTTGATACTCAGCTTGCGCCCCGGAGCATCCCGCTCAAAGTCGCTAAAGAGGGGAACCCCCATGATCGACTTTCTTATTACCATTCCGAGCAGCACGTTCGCCGTCGTTCGTCCGATGACTGACGAGGGGCGGACTTGGCTTGACCAAAAAACCACCCAGACGCTCAACGGTGGGGCCGAGGCATCGTGTGCGAACTTAGCTATCTTGACGACCTTGTTGAGGGCTTCACGACCGACGGGCTCACCAGCGGATAAGGAGAACACCAATGGTTAAGACAGTGCTCCCCAACGGGGCGATCATGTTTGACGACCCCCTCACGCCCGAAGAGCGTGACTACCTTGACCGCAAGCTGTACGCCACGCCTAAGACTGTGGCTCGCGCTCCGAGAAGCGTACCTGCGAAAGCACCGCCCCCAAAAGAATGGCAGGAAGAGCCCCCTTCTTGACGGCGCTTTCCAGACGACCAACCCACCCCGGCCCGTCGCCAATTATGCGGCGGGCCGTTTGTATATCAGCCCGCGTAGAACCCCATTTCTTCGCCCACTCCTCGTCACGAGACAGCCTGCTCAAGGCGTTCTCCGCAAGGTATGGGTTGTTGTCCAAAGCCGCTCGAATTTCGGGTGTTTTGTTAATGTCCTTCAGCAACTTCTCAGTCGCCGCCCCGGAACCCTCTCCAGCGCGCCACTGATCCACGTAGTCTTGGTAGATGCCATCGACCTTGACGCGACGCGCTTTGATCGGGCGGTCTGGGAGGGCGTCTTCAATGCTTGAAACCACCTCTGTCATTTCTTTTGAGGATCTGGCCGGCGGGTCGGGATAGAAACTCGTCACCGTGAGTCCACTGCCCGTATCAACAACATCCCCTAGGCCTTGAGCCGCCGCCGCGTCGCGAACAGCCAACAATCCTTCCGTTGGAACGGGGCCATCCATGGGAAGGAACAGACTGTTCGACAGCCCCGCCTGCCCATCATCCCAGACCTTATGCGCTGCCGCCGCATCCTGGGCGTCCACGTACGCGCGGAGAGATTCCCCCGCTTCCAGAAGCGCGCGGTCGGCAGGCGGGATTGCTTTCACCTTGCCAGAATCAAACCCAATCAAAGGCCTCGCAACTTCTCCTGGGTTCGTCTCCAGTAGCCCGCCAGGAGATTGGTATACGCCCGTCATGGGCTGCGTGGGGAGGACGCGCATAGACACGCCGGTATCCCCAAGGCGCATGCCCGAATATATCGCATCGCGGCCACCCGGCGCCGTCGCCCAGGTGCTGCGCGGATCAGACGCGTAGGCAATCCTCTCCGCATCACTCGCCGTTACTGATTGGGGCAAATGCCCCGTGGCGGCTCCCGGCTGCGCCTCATAAGTGGCAAAAGCCGTGTGCTTCGGGAAATTATCCGCGATGGTCTTGGTCGCTTCTTGAAACGCGTCTTCATAAGCGGCGGCGTAGGCGTCCGCCTCAGATAGCCCCGAATCAAGGCGCCGCTGCAATATAGCCGGCCTATCTCGCAGTATCGCGAACGCCTTTTGGCGCACCCACGGGGCGGCTTGCAACTGCTCCCCGGTCCAATTATCGCGCCCGTCTAACCGGGTCTCGTTCGCTCGCTTGACCGCCAGCGCGGTCTCATAATCGACAAATCGGTGTTGTGCGGCAGTGAGGGCATCGCGCTGCGGGCTCCCCGACGCATCAGTATATTGAAGGTTGCGGACGTGGCGAAAGTCGTTGACCCCCGTCGCCGTGGGCGTGGCATTAACATTCGGGTTGATGCGCCGAGCATATTCCCCTGTTTTGTCCCCGAGTTGCATCAGCGACGGATCGTTAGCTTCAACGGCGGCCATAAACGCTTCGTGCTGGGCTGGTCGCGCGGCTTTCACTGGCATGCCTGCCAAAGCGGCATTGTTCTCTTTCAGCGCAAAGGCTAGCTCTGAACTTGGGCTAACCCCAGCAGACCATTGGCCCTCCATGTTGGCCATCCAAAGATTGTCTCTGGGATCGCCGCCGGTCACGCTATCCACGCCCGCCCTGTAACGATCATACCAATCGCCGCCGCGTGGGTCCGCAGCCACATAAGCGTCAAATTCATTGCGTATTTTATTTAGGCCTCGCTTACTTTTGACCACCCTAGGGCCGCCCACGTATTTTCCCTCTGCTTCGCTGTTGCTTGGGATCAGGTGAGGCTCCTTCGCCGCAACCTCAACAGCTTCATCCACCGGCATCGACCGCAAGTCGGGGAGATCCGTCGACCGCTTTATCCCTAGCGCGGCATAAGGCACGAACGGCAGCGCCACGCTCGCCGCCCCTGTCGCGCCCGCAATCCCGGCATCCCACCAGCGCCCATCCCGCAGGGCGCGAGCCACGTCATTTACGGCCAACCCCGCGTCAGCGGCCGTCGCAAGCGGCTCCACGCCCGACATCGAAACCAGCGTAGCGCCCGCCTCGATAGGGTTCTCCCGCGCGTACTCGAGCGCGAGCGGCACGATGCCCAGACCCGGACGCCGCATCGCAGCCGTGTCACGAGCGAGGGCGCGCTGGCCCAAAAGGTAGACCTCCGGCTGCGCCAGAAGCCCGCCGTTTACCTCGACCTGGTCCAGCAAACCCGCCATCAGATCACCTCGGGGATATTGCCCTGCCCGTCACGGGAGCCGGCCGCCATCTTCACCGCCTCAAGCTGGCCTTCCATCGCCAGCTCCTGCGTCTTCAACTGGCCTTGCATCGCCGCTTTCTGGCGCTCCAATTCAAGCCGCGCCGTCATCTCCTCGCGCATTAACTGGATCTTGGCCGCGTTCGTCTCGCGCTCCATCTCCATCCGCATCTGCATCTCGGCTTGCTTCGCCTGAAGGTCGGCTTGGGCCTGCTGTTGCTTCAGCGCCATTTCCGCCTGAGCCTTCTGTTGCTCAAGCTGCATCTTGCCCTGCGCCTCAATCATCTTCGGATCGGGCTGGGGCTGGCCTTGCGGCTGTTGCTGCGCCTGGCTCGGGTCGGTGAAGTACAGGTCCGGGTCGGACAGGTCCGCCGCCTCAACCATCTTCGACAGCGTGTTGTAGTAGTTCTGCATCGAGACCAGCGGGTTCTGAGGCCCCGCCGTCATCAGGATCTGCTCCTGCTTCTGCGAGATGACCATGTACCGCTGAAGCTGCTGGTCGCGGTTGCCCGTGCCGAGACCGACGTTGGGCTTCACGTCCATGTCGATGTTCCACCCGCGCGGGTCCATCGGAACCCACTTGTTCCGAAGTTTGACCATGCGCGGCTTGTCCTGGTGCCGCACGACCAGCCGAAGCATGATCCGGGCGAGGTCACGGAACCCCGTCTCGGCATAGACCCGCGTGATGAGTTCGACGCGCTCGCGGTTGCGGTTGCCGTCCTCCATAACCTTGGCAGCCGTCTCCGGCTGCAGCGTGTCCGGCTGGAGGTCCGGCCCCATCGGCATGACGCCAGTACGACGGACGTTCAGGTCGTCGATGTACTGGAGCATCCCGAACGCGCGTTCGCCATCCCACGTCGTCGAGAGCGGCTGTACCGCGCCCATGGTCTTCGTGCGGATGATCCCACCCGGCGCCTGGTTCAGCAGGTCGCCTAGATAGTCGAGGTCGAACCCGTCCATCGCCACGACCATGCGCGGCATCGTCGCATGATACAGGCCGTCGTTCATCACGCGGAGAAGGCCGGTCTTCCACCGCTGCGCCTCGCGTGAGAGATCCTCCATCGAGAAGCCGATGAGGCGGTGCGGCAGCGGAACCGGCGTCAGGCTCGCAAACGGCAGATCCTCGCTCTCGTCGTTTTCCAGGATGACCGGCTTATCCGGGCCGTTCCCGACCACCACGCGGCGGCGCTCCGCCCGGCCATCGTCATCGTAGTCGTGCCAGATGAAGCACTCGTAAAGCCAATAGCGGCGCGCGTCATCGTCGCCGTAGTCCTCGCCACCCGCCGAAAAGTCGACGTCGTCCCAGCGCTCGGTCGTCTCCTCCGAAAAGTCATCGTCGGAAATCGGCGACAGCTCCTCGATTTGCTCTTCCGTGTATCCCATGTCGAGAAGCTGCGACCGGGACTTCTTCGTGCGATGCGCGACGAACGAAGCATCATGGAGCGAGCGTGCGCGGCGGCTGACCAGAAACTCCTCGGGCGGAATGGCTTCAAGAACCACGTCGCCTTGCATCTCCGTCCGCTTGACCTTGATGTCATAGACCGGGAACGGCAGGAGCATC